ATCGCTCATACATACTGTAAAATCCGCTTCCTCAAATACCCATTGAGGAAATTTGTTTTTAAATTCTTGCTTCATAAATTAGCGAAAGTGTAACTTTCACTCTTAAAACTTTTGCACTAATTTATGTTTTTAATGTTTGATAAAAATTATATTATCATCTTTATATTTTATTATTAACTTTTATGAATGTTTATCATTATTCCTTTATCCCTTTTACTCACGTGCTGATTGAGTAAAAGAGTTAAGTTTCTACTACTTCCACATATTTCACTCCTTTAATTTATCTTTTTTAATTTATTTGATGATTCCCTCATCCTGTATATAGTATAACATTTTTTGTTACACATTTCAAATTTATGTATTACATAAAACTAAATTGTCAAGTGTTTTTTAAAAGTTATCTATAAATTCTTTGTACTTATCAATTTTAACTCTATCCATTTCACAATTACCTGTCTCATATTGACTGATTAATGATTGTGAACATCCAATATGTTCGGCTAATTGTCGCAAACGAATTTTCTTTTTTCTGCGCTTTAACACATATTCATCCTTAATGTTCACTTTGATTACCTCCTATTTAAAATTTTAAACGATTATCAAAATAATATAGGAGAGGGTTAACCCCTCTACCTATACATTTTTTGTTACATTATTACGCTTGTTTCAAGTTATAAACTGCAACTGCTTTTTTGCTTCCAACTTCAAGCGTTGCTTCTGCCACTACTTGACCTTTATCATTATCGCCAGTTTTGCCTAATGCTTGGAATTGTGGTTGACGTAAGAAAGCAACTTTAATAGCATTTACATCAAAAGCAACAATTTTATCTGCCGGCATATAACGGTCTAAGATAAAGTTAACTTTTCCGTAAGAAGTTTCTACAGAATTTACAACAATACCGAAATCATTTGTAACATGTTGGTATGAGTAACGGTCTTTGTATAGTTCGTCAATTTGGTCTTTTAAGTCAGCACCAACTAATGCATAAAATTCACCATTTTCATTTCCTGCTGTCCATAATTTCTTAACAAGTTCCTTAACTTCTTTTTCAGTTAATACATCTTTAGTAACACCGTTGACAACGTTACCTGCATCAACGAATTTTAAAAGTCCATCCATTTGACGTTTGCCACTTGCACCATCGTTTTTAACACCGTTGATAAGTTTATTCTCAATACCAATAGCAAGTTCAACTAAGCGGTC